GTTTATGAAATCCAGGCTGACGGTTCGGTTGCTCAGTCGTCCATCGGCGACGAAGCCAACTTCACCAACCTCACTGCAGGCTCGACCACCACTGGTCTGTCGCAGTGCACGATGAACTCGACTCTGGTGGGCGCTAACAACGTCGGTCAGGTTCGGATCGTCGACATTGCCCCTTATCCTGGCAATGACTGGGATGATGCTTTCACGATCGTTCGCGTGACGGTTGCCGAGCATCAATTCGCTCAAATCCGCGTCTCGGGTGCTAACTACACCCCGGTCGCTATCTGATAAGGAGGGCGAATCATGGCAGCCCCGATGCGTAGTACAGACTTTCGGTCAATCGTTGAGCCGATCCTCAACGAGTGCTTCGATGGTGTGTACGATCAACGTGCCGACGAATGGTCGCGTGTTTTCCGCGAGCAAGAAGGCATTCCCCGCAACTATCACGAAGAGCCGGTCCTTTATGGATTTGGCGCAGCGCCCCAACTGCCTGATGGCACCCCGGTGACCTATCAGCAGGGTGGCGTGCTCTTCCTCAAGCGTTATGTGTACAAGGTGTATGGCCTCGCCTTCGCCCTGACCAAGGTGCTCGTGGAAGACGGCGACCATATCCGTATCGGTCAGGTCTATGCCCGTCACCTCGCACAGTCCCTGGTGGAAACCAAGGAAACCCTGTGCGCCAACGTGCTGAACAACGCCTTCACGGGCGGCCAGTACGCAGGCGGCGACGGCGTGGCTCTGAACAGCGCCTCTCACCCGATCGTCAACGGCACGTTCTCCAACCTGCTGACGACTGCAGCCAACCTGTCCCAGACCTCTCTGGAGCAGATGCTGATTCAGATCCGTCAGGCTGTGGACAACAACGGCAAGAAGATCCGTCTGGTTCCCCGCCAACTGGTGGTGGCTCCTGGCAACATCTTCCAGGCCGAAGTGCTGCTGAAGTCCGTGCTGCGTGCCGGTAACGCGAACAACGACATCAACCCGGTCAAGTCGATTGGCTTGCTCGACGAGGGTGCCGCTGTTCTGTCGCGTCTGACCTCTCCCACCGCATGGTGGGTGCAGACCGATGCACCGGAAGGCATGAAGTTGCTGATGCGCCGTCGTCTGGAGAAGACGATGGAAGGTGATTTTGAGACCGACACCATGCGGTACAAGGCCACCGAGCGTTACGACGTGGGCTTCACCGATCCGCGTGCGATGTACGGTACTCCCGGCGTCTAAACCTACAGAGGGGGCTTCGGCTCCCTCTCCTTAAAGGAGAAAGACAATGGCACAAACGTACTTCGGATCAACGCTTCGTTCTGGCTCCGGCACCCTGACCGACACCGTCGATGGCGGTTTCGTTGTTCTGACGCAGACCACCACGGCCACCACGGTCTCGGCGGGCACTGCTGTGACGAGCACGATCACCATCCCCGCAGATTCGCAGATCATCAATTTCTTTATTGATTGCACTACGACTCCTGTGGTTGGTGGCGGCACGGCAACGGCGGTGAACGCCACGATCGGCACGGCTGCTGCGGGTACTCAGTACCTGTCGGCTACCGATGTGATCGCGGGCGGTCGCGCTTCTCTGGCCTTCACTGCGGCTCAACTGACCGCAATGTCGGATGTGAACGCGAACACCACGGTTGCCTTCACGGTGGACCCGAACGGCACTGTCAGCACCACGCAGGGTGTGTACCGCCTCACGGTGGTCTACGCCCAGAAGGTCTAAGGAGGCATCATGGGCCAGTTCAAACCGATGGTCAAAATGATGACCACCGAGCCCTCTATTGAGTTGAAACTCAAGAAGGGTGGCGCCGTTGAGAATCCCAAAAAGATGATGAACGGCGGCGTCATGAGTGGTCTGGCTGCGGCCCCCACTCCTGGTGCCCGCGGTGGTATGGCTCCTGCCATGCGCCCCAAGAAGCCTACGATGGCCGCTCGTCGCGCTGCGATGATGGGCATGAAGGAAGGTGGCGACACCGCTCTGCAAAAGCACGCTGCTATGCCTGCGTCCAAGGCCCACAAGGGTCTGAAGACCGGCGGCGTCGTGATGGGTCAGGGCGGCTTCAAGGAAGGCGGCGCTGTTCCTAAGAGTGGCATCCTGCCGGTGTCCGAGTCTGAGCGTGGCGCAAAAGGCTACGTCAAGACCAAGATGGTCACCGCTGAAGGTGAACACCACACTCCCAAGAAGACCGGCGAGGTCAAGATGGGCAATGCCGGTGGCTACAAGAAGGGCGGCAAGGCTTGCTATGCCAAGGGTGGCGGCGTTGAAGGCAATGTCTCGACTTCCAAGCCTGGGGTGACCAACACCACCACGGGTGAAGTGAAGAAGGGCAATGCGGGCGGCTTCAAGAAAGGCGGCTCCGCAAAAAAAGCCTTCGCGGCGGGGGGCAGTGTTAACGACTCTGGTCGTCCCGTCGCGTACCCGGCCAAGCCCGTTTCCAAGTCTGTGAAGAACAATCTCCAGTCGGGGACGTTCAAGCACGGTGGCAAGGTCAAGATGGCCGAAGGCGGGAAGATTCCTGCTGAGGCTCAATCTGCGATCAAGCAAGCCGATGCTGAACGCGCTTTCCGCGACTACGAGAAGGCCGAGACTGCTGAGAACAAAGCGATGCGTGACGCCATCCTTGGCGCACCAAAGCGGATGTTTGAGGCGGCCAAAGGCCTCTTCAAGGGCAAGGAGGCTCCTTCTGGAAGTGTGACCAAGACTGAGAAGTCTGTAACTGTCACCCCTTCCAAGAAGCGGGGCGGATCGGTAAAGTGCTGAAAACGAGCGGGGGCTTCGGCCCTCGCTTTCTTTGAAGGGTCACCATGAAGGTTCAAACCGTTTCCAAGACTGGAACGGGCTCTAGCAGTTCCTTGGTCATGAACACCAACATCACCCCGTTCAACGTGGGTTTTGGTGTGATCGTGACGGGTACTGTGGACTACACCGTTCAGCATACGTTCGATGATCCCGCAGTTGGGTTCACGACTTGGTTCTCCCACCCGACGATTGCGGGCGAGACCACCAATCAGGATGGCAACTACGCTTTCCCGGTCACTGGCATCAAGGTGCTTGTGAACTCTGGAACCGGAACCGCCACTCTGAAACTCATTCAAGCGGGGATCTGATGCCTCACGTTGGCTACGGCGGCGTCGCCAATCAGGCCAACACGACGGACGGCTTTGGCGCAAACGTCAACGCCGTCAACCCCGTTGGGGGTGGTGTCGGTGAGGATGTTGGTGATGATGGGGTTGTTGACCTTTACGGCGCAACGCCAGTCACGACGTTTTACATCGCTGATGAGACCTCTCCCGGCTATGTCCTGCAAGAGGACGACAGCAAGATCATCTTGGAGTCATCTTAATGAGCGACCAAAAGATTTCCGCAATGCCGTCAGCCGCAACGCTGACAGGCGCAGAACTGGTTCCCTTGATTCAGAGCGGGGCCAACGTCAAGGCAACTCTGGCCACCATGCGGGCTTTTGGCGCAGCGTATGGTGGTTTCAGCGACAGCACCGACCAGACCGGCAGCATCAGTTCGGGAACTGTTGTTACTTTCAACACCGTAGATGTGGCCGACGGCGTGACGCTTGTGGACAACAGCAAGATCACGGTTCCGGCAGCGGGCAAGTACAACCTGCAGTTCAGCATCCAGTTCAAGAACACGGACAATGCTCAACACGACGCAACGGTCTGGCTTCGCATCAACGGCCTTGATCTGGCGAACTCCGCTACGCAGTACACGGTCGTGGCCCGCAAGAGCGCAAGCATCTTCGGATACAACGTGGCGGCGCTGACTTTTCTGTTGGATCTCAACGCTGCGGACTATGTCCAAGTTGTGTGGCTTCCGACTTCCACAACTGTGTCGATTGAGCACCTCCCGGCCAGTGTCTCGCCTGTTTACCCTGCGATTCCGGCCATCATTGCTTCGATGATTCAGGTGGCCTGACCATGCCGCTCATCAAAGGCAAGTCCGAGAAGGCTTTCAAGGAGAACATCCGCACGGAAGTGAAGGCCGGAAAGCCTGTGAAGCAGGCCGTGGCCATCGCCTACGATGTTCAGCGTCGCGCTCAGGGCAAGAAGGACGGCGGAAACGTCTCTCTGGCCGTTGGTCGGGGCGAAAAACTGCCTGTTTCTAAGGGTGCGGGCCTGACTCAGAAGGGTCGGGAGAAGTACAACCGCGAGACGGGCAGCAATTTGAAGGCTCCGCAGCCCCAAGGAGGGGCCCGGAAGGACTCTTTCTGCGCCCGGATGCGTCCGATTGCCGAAAAAAGCGAGCCTGGAAGCCGCGCAAGGGCTTCGATGAAGCGTTGGAAGTGCTCAGGCTTCTAAAGGAGACTCAATGGCCTACTCTGAAGCCTACGGACAAGTCTTCAATGTCCAGACGCTAATCGACCATGCTGCCAGAAGGTGCGGAAAACTGGCCGAAGAACTGACTTCTGAGCAAGTTTTGAGTGCTCGGGAGTCTCTTGGCTTCGTTTTGACGAACCTGATCAACATTGGCATCCAATACTGGGCCATTGAGAAGAAAGTCTTCGGTCTGACCCCCGAAAACTACATCTACACCCTTCCAACGGGTGCAAATGACGTTCTCAACGCTCTGTATCGCACGATGCAGCGCCCAAATGGGTCTTACACGACCTCTGCAGGGGGTACGGTGGCCTTTGTGGGCGACTCCAACACCGCAACCTACTGCCAACAGACCTCCGCCAACGGCAACATCTCCATCGACTTCGGCACGGACAACCCGATCTACGCCGGATCGATCGGTTTGCTGCCTTACATCGCAGGTGGCGGGTCTGGAACGTGGAATCTGACCCTGGAATACAGCACTGACGGCCTTTCCTGGTCCACTTTGGAGGATCTGGGGGCTGTTGCGGTCAGGGACAACGAATGGATCTGGACGGACATCAATCCTGGTCAGAGCGTCCAGCATTACCGTGTCCGGGCTTACGGCGGCACGACCTTGGCTCTGCGTGAGTTCTGGGTTGGCAACATGAGCCAAGAGATCACGATGTCGCGCCTGAACCGGGACGACTACACGAACCTGCCCAACAAGAACTTCACGGCCAATCAGCCCTACCAGTTCTGGTTCAACCGCACGGTTCCTGATCCGCAGATCTACCTGTGGCCAGTGCCCTCTGACCCCTTCGTTCAGATGACGGTCTGGTACTCCAAGCAGATCATGAACGTGGGCGACCTGACGGACGAGTTACAGATCCCTCAGCGGTGGTACATGGCCGTGGTCAATATGCTTGCCCACCAGATGTCTCTGGAACTGCCCGCAGTGGACATCGCTCGCGTCACTTACCTGGAGCAGCAGGCCGAGAAGTACCTTGCTCTGGCAGAAGCAGAAGAGCGCGACAAGTCGCCGATCTACTTCGCGCCGAACATCAGCGTTTACACGAAGTAAATATGCCGGTCTTTCTCGACACCTTCGGCAACGCCTCACTGGCGATCTTCATCTGCGACAGATGCAAGATGAAGCGCCCTATGGACGAGCAGATGTCGGATCACAACTTCCCTGGCCTGAAGGTGTGTCAGCAAGGCTGTGCTGACGAGAAAGACCCCTACCGGCTTCCTGCCCGGAAGACCGAGCGTATCAACCTGCGTTTCCCGCGCCCGGATGTGTCTGTGGCACTAGACCCGAACAACCTCGTGACGGACAATGATGGTGACTACATCATCTCGACCGAGGGCAACACAGACACGCCCGAGAACAACGGTAACCTCGACGGAATTTCGGTGACACCCAATGGCTAATCAAACCATCACCCAACTCCCGGATGCGGGGCCAATAACGGGCACTGAACTCGTTCCGATCGTTCAAAACGGCGGGACGTACAAGACCACGACCGCGGCGATTGCCAACAGTCCGACCCAGACTCAGTCGTTCCTGACGGTCAACAACGAGCCGACGCTTCCCAACAGCCGGTACTTCTCGACCGACGCGAACTTCACCCTGACGGATGGGGGTTCGCTGTCCTTCTTCCGCCTGAACCTCACAGGTGCGGCAGCAAGCCTTGCAGGGTCGAGCAACGGCATTCAGGTCAAGACGAGCCCGACCACCCTAACGGGCAGAACTCTGATCTCCGGAACCACGGGCCTGTCGATCGCCAACGGTGACGGGATCTCTGGCAACCCGACCTTCTCCTTGGATGGGAACGTCCTGTCCCTGGCCAATGCCTCAGGAACGGGTCTATTGGCCCTCTCAGGGCCTTCTGCGGTCACGTTCAGGGCAATCCAAGGGACAGCCTCAGAAATCGACGTAGCGAACGGCACAGGCGCTTCTGCTGATCCAGTCATTGGTCTGGCCGACAACCCGGTCGTTCCTGGCTCTGAGGGTATCGTGGTTCCCACGGGGAACACCGCTTCTCGTCCTCTGCTGCCTGTCAACGGGACGCTGCGCTACAACTCTCAGACGGCGGTCTTTGAGGGCTACGCCAACAACGTCTGGGGCGCGATCACCACCGGAACTGGCGTGACTTCTGTGGGCTTGTCGATGCCTGCAGACTTCACGGTCACGAACTCTCCGGTGACCTCTGCAGGTGTTTTGACGGCCACCTGGGCCTCTCAGGCAGCCAATCTGGTTCTGGCGTCTCCGAACGGATCTTCCGGGACTCCGTCTTTCCGGTCTCTGGCCAACGACGACCTTCCCGCTTCTGGCGTGGTTGCCGCGACCTACGGTACGGCTTCTGCTGTTCCGGTGTTCACGGTCAACGCCAAGGGTGTCGTGACCAATGTCACCAACACCACGATCGCCATCTCGAACACTCAGGTGTCTGGCCTGGGCACGATGTCCACCCAGAACGCCACTTCTGTGGCCATCACGGGTGGGGCGATTGACGGCACGACCATCGGCGGGACGACTCCTGCTGCGGGTACGTTCACTTCGGTGACGATGACTTCCGGGACGATCACCACGGCTCCGGTCAGTGGCAACGACATCGTCAACAAGACCTACGCGGATTCGATCGCCTCAGGCATCAACTTCCACCAGTCCTGCGTCTACGCCACGACTACGGCTCTTGCGGCGAACACCTACAACAACGGCATCTCCGGTGTTGGAGCAACCCTGACCGGGAACGTCAACGGTGCTCTGGTCATTGATGGCCACACCTTCGTTTCCCCGACGGATGTTGGCAAGCGGGTTCTGATCAAGAACGAAGGTAACGCTGCGTACAACGGCGTCTATACCGTCACGCAGACGGGTAGCGCCGGTGCTGTGTACATCCTGACCCGTGCGACTGACTTCGATACCGCGGGCTCTGGTGTTGACCAGATCGATCAGGGCGACTTCTTCCTGATCACCGCGGGTACGGCGAATGCCAATACTTCGTGGGTGCAGCAGACTCCGCTGCCAGTCACGGTTGGTACGACGGGAATCGTCTTCTCGCAGTTCGGTGCGCCGCTGACCTACTCAGCCGGGACTGGGCTGAATGAGTCCCCTGCCTACACCTTCAACATCGCCAACACCGGCGTGACATCCGGGAACTACGGGAGTGCTTCCTCTGTCCCGGCGATCTCGGTCAATGCTCAGGGCCAAATAACCTCTGCGACCAACACCTCGATTGCGATCGCCGCATCGCAAGTCACATCTGGATCGTTTGGGGTAGATCGTGGCGCGGTTGGCATCACCAGTTATGCCGCAGGCGACATCATTTATGCCAACACCACCACATCTTTTGACAAACTGGCGATTGGCGCGGCAAGCCGGATTCTGACTTCTACAGGGTCTGCTCCGTCATGGACTGATCCGTCAACCATTACGGTTGGCACGGCCACAAACGCCACCAATGCAACGAATGTCGGAGTGGCGGTAGACAGCACCAATGCCAACTACTTCCTCGGCATTTACAGTACAAATACCGGGAACTTGCCTACTAAGGTGGCAACTGGTCTGACCGCTAATCCTTCCACCGGCATGATTACTGGTGGCATCTCTGGAGGAACCTTCTGATGGCTGCAACAGGCTTCACCCCGATCCAACTCTACAGAACCTCTACGGCTTCGGCCGCGCCGACCGCGGGGAACCTTGCAGACGGCGAACTGGCCATCAACGTCACCGACGGCAAGTTGTTCTACAAGGACAACGCAAGTGCTGTTCAGGTCATCGGTTGGAAGGTGGTTCCCGCAACGGCAGGTGGAACTGGTCTTACCTCTTCTGGCGCCAATGGAAACGTCCTGACCTCCAACGGCACTACCTGGACTTCGGCTGCCCTGCCTGCCGGTGGTTTGACCTATATCTACACGACCACGCCGATCACGCTGACGGACAAGCAAGGCGCGTTGGCTGACACCTCTGGTGGTGCGTTCACCATCACGCTGCCTGCAACGCCTGCTACGGGCGCTCAGGTTGTCGTGGCTGATGCCGGAGCATCTTGGGGTACCAACAACCTGACGGTTGGCCGCAACGGCTCTACCATCGGTGGAATCGCTCAGGACTTGGTCTGCGACATCACCGGTGTCAGTGTCCAGTTGGTCTACGACGGCACCACCTGGGAGGTGTACGCCCAGATCGGCGGCAACGGTGGCAACGCCGCGACTCAGCCTGGGAACAACAACTTCACGGGCGCCAACACCTTCTACAACAACAGCGGTCAGGTCTTCGGAACCGGGACTACCTCTCAGGACGGCATCATCCTGGCCGGACGGGCGGGGGGTTCTTCATCTCTGCGGGCAACACTTCAGCCTGCAACGCTGTCAGGCAACCAGACTCTCACGCTCCCGGACGCCACGAGCACCCTGGCCGTTCTGGGCTTGGCTCAGACCTTCACCGCTACGCAGACCCTGACGGGCTCTTCTAGCGTCCTGGGGGCGGTTCTGAGCGACACCGCAGAGGTGACGACCATCTCCGCAACTGCTGCGACGGGCACGATTGCTTACGACACCACCACCCAGTCGGTGCTGTTCTACACCTCCAACGCTTCTGCGAACTGGACGGTGAACTTCCGGGGATCGAGCGGAACGAGCCTGAACACGTTGATGTCCACGGGTCAGTCTCTGACAGTGGCCTTCTTGGTGACCCAAGGCGCAACTGCGTACTACAACAGTGCGGTGCAGATCGACGGCAGCAGCGTCACGCCGAAGTGGCAAGGCGGCACGGCCCCGAGCGCAGGCAATGCGAGTGGCATTGACGCCTACGTCTACACGATCATCAAAACTGGTAGCGCCACGTTCACGGTCCTGGCTTCGCAAACCAAGTTTGCATAAGGGGTAGACGATGCCGTTGCTTGAAACCAAAGGTGCTGCGTCAGCCCAAGGGTTCGGCCTGACGCTTCAGCAGGCCGCGGCCAACTACATCGAGGACGTGTTCTCGACGTGGCTCTACACCGGCAATGGCTCTACGCAGACCATCACCACTGGCATTGATCTGGCGGGGAAAGGTGGGATGCTGTGGATTAAGAATAGGTCATCGGCTACCAACAATATCATTAGTGATACCGTGCGGGGGGCCGGTAACTTTTTGATGTCCAATGCCTCATCCCAGCAGTTTTTTAATACCGATAACGTCAGTGCTTTAAGTTCTACGGGATTTTCTGTTGGTGTTGACAGCAACACTAATGGCACAGCAGGAAACCTGTATGCCTCATGGACATTCCGCAAGCAGCCGAAGTTCTTTGATGTGGTGACGTATACGGGGAATGGAAGTAATCGAGCAATTTCTCATAACTTAGGATCAACCCCTGGATGCATTATTGTTAAATCTACAAGCGCGTCAGGATTCTGGGCTGTTTACCACAGATCAGAAGGTGCAACTAAAGTTTTGTTGTTAAACACAACTGGAGCGTCTGTAGCGGTAAGTTCATATTGGAATGATACAGCGCCAACATCAACGCAATTTACCGTTGGAACCGCAAGCGCAGTAAACGATAACGGAGTTACCTACGTCGCCTACCTCTTCGCCCACGACGCAGGAGGCTTTGGCCTGACGGGTACGGACAATGTGATTTCGTGTGGGTCTTATACGGGCAATGGCAGCACAACAGGCCCGACGATCACGCTTGGATACGAGCCACAGTGGTTATTGGTAAAAAGAGCCTCCGGAACTTCTAACTGGTTCTTGATGGATGTAATGCGAGAGTTGACGACAGACAACAATTCTTACCTATATGCAAACGCCTCTGATCCCGAGTATTCAAATCTTGGAAGATTTGCCATAACTTCCACGGGATTTAAAGTAATAACAAGCAATTCATCAGAGAACGCTACCGGAGAGACCTACATCTACATCGCCATCCGTCGCGGCCCGATGAAAACTCCGACGACGGGGACGAGTGTGTTTCAGCCTACGACATGGACTGGAACGGGCGCGGCATTGCAGCAGAACGTAAACATCAACTACGACTCTTTCATGCAGTGGCGTCGAAACGGAGGGTATTCAACGCCGTGGATGGATAGGCTGAGGGGCTTCGGTTACTCGCTTTATACGCAGCAAACGAGTGCGGAAGTAAATCAAACTGCATTCATTGCGGGTACGCTTCGAAACAACTTCGTCAATTTTGTTGACGGCACTTACAACTTGAACGGAGAGCCGTGGCTTAACTACGCGTTTGTCCGCGCCCCCGGCTTCTTTGATGTGGTTTGCTATACGGGGACGGGTGCTAACCGCACTGTGAGTCATAACTTAGGCGTTGTGCCGGAGTTGATGATTGTGAAGTCTCGATCTATTGCTCAGAATTGGCCGGTTTATTCGGCGGCTACTGGAGCAGGCAATAGACTAAGAGTTGACTCAAACGGCGCATCTGCTGCTGATACAACACTTTGGAACAACACAGCCCCAACTGCCTCTGTGTTTTCGCTAGGCACTAACACAGAGTCAAATTCCAACACAGCAACCTACGTTGCCTACCTCTTTGCCTCCTGCCCGGGCGTCAGCAAGGTCGGAACATACACCGGCACAGGCGCGTTGCAGACCATCAACTGCGGTTTCACGGGTGGCGCTCGGTTTGTTTTGATTAAGCGTACTGACGGTATTGGGGGTTGGTTTGTGTACGACTCTGCTCGGGGCCTGAGCAGCGGCAACGATCCATATTTACTGTTAAACACCACGGATGCGGAAGTCACGAGCACCAACTACGTTGACACCACCAGTGTGGGGTTCCAAGTCACCGCAGCAGCACCGGCGGGGTTGAACGCAAACGGCGGGACCTTCGTGTTCCTTGCAATTTCGTAAACATGGCACACACAAACCTTTATCTCAAGGCGTATACGCAACACAAGAGCAACGCCAAGACGCGAGGCGTGGAGTTTCTGTTTACCTTTGAGCAGTGGCGCGACTGGTGGATAGCCACTGGCAAGTGGGAGCAGCGTGGTCGTGGTCGCGGCAAATACTGCATGAGGCGTCATGGCGACATCGGCCCGTACAGCATTGACAACGTGTTCTGCGGCACTAACGAGGACAACGTGCGCGATGGAAATGTCGGGAAAGTGGATAGCCTTGTAACGCGCCTCAAGAAGTCTGAGGCACTTATTGGCAAGCCGAAACCTTGGGCAGTTGGCGACCGCAACCCTATGCACCGGCCTGAAGTCAAGGCGAAAATGAGTGCTGCTATTGGTGGCGCAAACCACTACAACGCGATTGGAGTGACGACCCCGCAAGGGTTCTTCCCAACCGCCAAGGCTGCGGCGGCAGCACTAGGAATGAAGAAGCCAACTGTTGAATGGCGAGCGCGGCACAACAAGTTTGGTTTTAGTTACGGAAACCACCTCGCCATCGCATAAGGAGCAATCATGGAAATCAGAATCAGGGCCACTGGCCAAGTGATGTTGGAGGATGAACTCCGGCGTTGGGCGCGGGACAACGGTGGCCCGTCATGGGATCGCACCACGGACGAGGTGCTAGAGGCGCTTGGCGCTGATGTGGTCTTTGAAGGCCCACAAGCGACCGGAGGTACGGTCTATCAGTTCTCCATGCGTCAAGGCGTGGAGCAGATTGACGGTAAGTGGTTCACCAAGCACGTTCTTGGCCCGATCTTCACGGACACAGCCGAAGCCACCGCTGCCGAGCAGGAAGCCGCCTACAAGGCTCAGAAGGACGCCGAGCAAGCCAAGGCTGTGCGCGAGCAGCGCAGCCAAAAACTCAAGGACACGGACTGGACGGTCATCAAGGCTTTGGAGTCAAATACGCCTCAGAACTTTGATATGGCAGCGTACCGTCAGGCACTGCGGGACATCACCTCGCAAGCCGGGTTCCCCTGGACAGTGCAGTGGCCCACTCAGCCGGAGTAAGACATGGCAAACCTTTCCAACATCATCACGCCCACCAACGTCCTGACGGCCAGTAGCACCAACACGCTGTCTAACAAAACCATCAGCGGGGCGAGCAACACGATCACCAACGTCAGCCTGTCTACAGGCGTCACCGGCACGCTTCCGGTCGCTAATGGTGGTACTGGACAAACCACCTATACGGACGGACAACTGTTGATTGGCAACAGCACGGGCAATACGCTTACCAAAGCAACGCTGACAGCAGGCTCTGGGGTAACTATTACCAACGGCTCTGGTTCTATCACCATTGCCGCATCTGGCGGAAGTGCTAATTTCCAAGAGTTTACTTCTTCTGGCACTTGGACAAAACCTTCCGGCGCTACCTTTGTGTTGGTTGAGGTGTGGGGTGCAGGTGGCGGTGGCGGCAGTGGTGGTAGCGGAGGAACTCGTTCTGGTGGTTCTGCCGGTGCTGGCGGTGCGTATGCTTATCGTTTGTTCAAAGCATCTGATCTAAGCGCAACTGAAAGCATCACGATTGGAGCAGGCGGAACTGGAGGAACGGGAGTTTTAAGCGCAAATGGGAATAATGGTACATCCGGGGGCGCGAGTAATTTTGGAACAAAACTGTATGCCTATGGGGGCGATCAAGGTGAGGGAGGCGCTACAGCCGTTAGAGCCGGTTCCAGAGGCGGCGGTGTTCTAAATTCTTCAGGAGACCCCCGAAACTATGCATCATCAGGATATCAAACCGGCCAATTCGGCGGCGTAAATACCGTATCACCGAATTTTGCTGGTGCCTCTTCTGGATTTGGTGGTGGAGGTGGCGGAGGCTCTCCAACAAGCGGGGCCGGACAAGAAGGAGGCTGCTCGTATCAAGGCGGAGCGGGTGGCGGTGGAGGCGGTGGCTCTAGTAGCGGCGCAGGAGGAGCGGGAGGTTCGATTACAGGAGCAAG